CGGCTCAAATCTGAATTGTTGGAAAAAATGACCCCCTAAAGACCGTTGTGCAACAACGGTTTTAGGGGTGTTTGATGGGTTGTTATTATGATACAAAATATATAAAACTTTTCCCCAAGAAATTCGCATAACCAAATCATATGTAGAAAAGGAAGGAAAAACCATGGTTGAAATTAACAGGCACGAGAGAGATGCCATCATCGAGAAGTACCCTGGGGTGCATATCGTGGGCACCATGAAGCAGCGCTCTGGTCGTGGGCACTACTACTGCGAGGAGAGCAAGAAAGTGATGAAGCTCTTGCGGGAGCTTAGAAAGGGAGTGTGACCTATTACCAGTACAGTAAGCTACAAAGAGATGCGTGACATCGTGCTTGGTAAAATGGTAGACCACACCATCGACGATGATTACGAGGAACTGAGCGAGCGTCTGTTTGGTGATGGGAGCTGTTTCAGCGCAACCGAAGTCCGCAAGAGAATGTACGGCATGAAGGCCGTTATTGACGCCATCGAGCGTGAGGGCGAAGACGCTATCCGCTCAACCGACAGGATGTCTGAGCTCGACCGCAAGAAGATTGAGCTGCAGGCGGAACGCCAGAAGTTCTATGACCAGCGCAACGCTTTCAACAAGTTGGTTCGTGAACGCTCCCGCCAGGAAGAGCTGAATGAGATTCTGGTCAAATCCATTCAGGAGGGCGACCTGCCCCGGTTGGACTATGAGTTCGACCCATATGGTGTTGTAACACAGTCTGACAATGACCTATTGGTCAGTCTGAACGACATCCATTACGGGGCTACCGTGGAGAATTATTGGAATACATATAATTCCGACATCTGCCGGGAAATGATGTGCCGGTATCTTGACCGTATCATCCAGATTGCTCGCACTCATTCCAGCCAGAATTGCATCATCTGGGCAAACGGAGATGAGATTTCCGGCAATATCCATAAGTCCATCACTGTGACCAACAAGGAGAACGTCATTGAGCAAATCAAGGGTGTGTCCGAGCTGATTGCGGAGTTCATCGCAGAGTTGAGCAAGCATTTTGTTACTGTTACCTTCGTAAGTGTCGCGGGTAACCACAGCCGCCTTGACCCTAACAAGGACAACGCCTTGGTGAGTGAGCGCTTGGACGACCTTATCGAGTGGTATTTGGCAGCTCGGCTCCAGAGCTTTGAGAATGTCATCATCGGCGGCGGCGAGAAGGTTGACGAGACGATGTACCTTATCGACGTGCGCGGGAAAACGTATTGCGGTGTGCATGGAGACTTTGACGGTTCGCCCAGCAAAATCCAGGCGTTGCAAACGATGGCCCGTAAACCACTGTACGCTGTTCTTTCTGGTCATCTTCATCACTGTAAGATTGACGATGTGCAGGGAATCAGAACTATTATGGCGGGCAGCTTTCTGGGTATGGATGACTACTGCGTTCAGAAGCGTATCTATGGGAGGCCGGAGCAGATGGTCTGTGTGTGTGATGAGACCGGTGTGCGGTGTTCCTACAATGTAAGCCTGAACTAAGCAACCCTTCAAGGGCTGCCCTTTGCGGGGTGGCCCTTTCTATATTCCTCTGTAGCTCAGTTGGCAGAGCGCTCGACCGTTAATCGAGAGTGCGCAGGTTCAAGCCCTGCCGGAGGAGCCATATGCTCCCATCTTACTAATTGGAATAGGTGGTCGCCCTCTCAAGGCGAAGATGCCGGTTCGAGTCCGGCTGGGAGTACCACATGGGAGAGCGCCGAAGTCGGAGAGTCGGGGCGGTCTGTAAAACCGTTGCTTTCGAGCTGAGTGTGTTCGACTCACACTTCTCCCACCAATACTGCGGGGTAGAGCAGCGGTAGCTCAGCGGCCTCATAAGCCGTGGGTCGCCGGTTCAAATCCGGCCCCCGCAACCAAGTGCCCTCGGAAGTCTTCGGACTGCCCGTGAAAGCTCAATCTCTTCGGAGAAATGAGAAAGGCGTAAATTTTCATGCTTCGGTAGCTCAGTTGGTAGAGCGGTAGGTTGAAGCCCTACGCTTGCGGCGGTTCGACTCCGTCCCGAGGCACCACAATCTTAAAGAAAGCGAGGTGGCTTTGATGCCAAGAAAGACGAAACAGAATGATATCACAAGCCCTGAGCTTTTGCGTCAGGTCAACCCGGACAATATGCGCCTGAAACAGGACTTTCTGGATTATCTGAGGTCTGTTCAGCGCAGTCCAAAAACGATTGCCGGGTATGATAACGATATCGACATCTTTTGGGTGTGGAACTTGACCCACAATAACAACAAGTTCTTCCCCAAGATTACAAAGCGGGATTATGCGTCCTATCAGAGCTGGCTTATCAATGAGAACGGAAACTCTCCGGCTCGGGTGAGACGCTTGAAATCTGCTATCTCATCCATGAGCAACTTTGTGGCAAATATGCTGGATGACGAGGACGAGTTCAAAGACTTTCGTTCCGTCGTTCGCAAAGTAGAAAATCCAGCTATGCAGCAGGTCAGGAAGAAGACCGTGTGGAGCGATGAAGCTCTGGACGAGTTGCTTGGCAGACTGACTGAAAGCGGCCAGCATAAGAAGGCTTGCGCTGTTGCGCTTGCAATGTGTAGCGGTAGGCGTAAGGCGGAGCTGTGCCGATTCCGTGTGGACGACTTCAAGGAGGAGAATCTCGTCTGCGGCGGTGCGCTTTATAAGACGAGCGAGCCTATCCAGACCAAGGGGTTTGGCCTCGGCAAGTTCATTCACTGCTACACATTGGCAAAGAAGTTCCAGCCGTTCTTTGATGCCTGGATGAATCAGCGTAAGGAGCTCGGTGTTGAGAGCGAGTGGCTGTTCCCTGCCGCTGGCAGTCCCAGTGAGCAGATGGGCGACACCACGCTGAATAGCTGGGCGAACACGTTCAGCCGTATGACGGGCGAAGATTTTTACTGGCATAGTCTTAGGCACTACTTTACCACGCACCTTGCCAAGCTCGGTCTGCCAGATAATGTTATCCAGGAAATTGTTGGATGGGAGTCGGCGGACATGGTACGGGTCTATAAGGACATGAGTGCAGAGGAGCAGATTTCTCAATACTTCGATGAGAACGGAGAAATCAGGTCGGATGCGCAGAAGTCTTTGGCAGACCTCTAAGTAAAGGAAGGTGTAAAGGATGAAGGTTAAAAGGGCTGATTTGATTCAACAGCTTGCCGACGAGTACGGCTATACCAAAAAGAAGGCGGCTAATATCGTGGATGATTTTACCTCGCTCATTATTAACAATCTTGAGCAAGGCAACTCTGTCCTTGTCCGCAATCTTGGGTGTTTCGACCTTCTGGTGAGGAAGGAGAGAAGCTGCCCGAACCCTGTGACTGGCGAGAAGGTCATTATCCCTGAACACTACATTCCCCGCTTCTACCCCAGCAATCGTATGCGCATCGCTGTGAAGAAGTGGGAGGACAATGTGAAAAGGGGGTTGGCGTAAATGGCAGAAGCACCGAGAAGGCGTAGTCAGGGAAAAGCGTCAGACCCCACTATCAGTACACAAAAACACTATTGCTGCCGCTGCGGTACGGCGTACAGCCGCAAAAAGGGATTCTTTCCTGTGAGCCATAGTCCAATGTATCGCGGCTCAGGCTATCTTCCATTTTGCGTTGAATGCGTGGATGAGATGTATGACCAGTATGTCCAGGAACTTGGCGATGCCAAAGAGGCGATGCGCCGTATGTGTATGAAGATGGACTTGTATTGGAGCGAGAGTATCTACACGATAGTTGAGCGCTCGGCGGGTACGAACTCCAGAGTCCGTAACTATATTGGCAAAACAAATATCGTTCGATATATCGACAAGACGTTCGATGACACCATCAAAGAGGAAGTTGCTGCGGGCGGCGGGGCGGGATATGCTCTGCCTGTCGTTCAGAACGAAGAGCTTCCTACGGAAGATGATACCCCAACCGACCAGGCCATCATCGACTTCTGGGGAGCCGGGTTCCAGCATGACTTCTATATGGAGTTGGAACGTCGGTACGACAACTGGACTGGCGGTGAGGAGAAGGCAAAGAACCTCCAACCGGCAGAGCGTGCTTTGTATCAGCAGATTTGTATGCAAGAAGCAATTATCAGTCGTGCAGCCGCAGCAGGCGACCCGACCGATAAAGCAGTCAACACATTGAATAACCTCCTTGGCAGTATGAATCTGAAACCAGCTCAGCGAAAGGAGAACGCCGATGTTGAGCTGGATAAGATGCCGCTGGGCGTCGGAATTCAGAAGTGGGAATACAGTAGGCCCCTCCCTGAGACGCCAAAAGAGAACCGGGACATCCGGGGCGTAATCAAGAATATCACCACATGGTATCTTGGCCACGCTTGTAAGATGGTCGGCTTGAAGAATAGCTACTGCAAGGCGTATGAGGACGCTATGGAAGAGCTGCGAGTGAAGCGTCCAGAGTATGACGAAGAGGATGATGACTCCATGCTGAGCGACATCTTTAATGGCAGCAGCGGCGCAGATGGTGAAGAGTAATGGCGTCTGAAGAAAAGTCCCGGCGTGAACGAGTTATCGAGGGTATGGCAATCTGGGGCAGCTACTACAGAGAGAATTTTGACCTCTTTGTAGAGGAGTATTTGCAGCTCGACTTCTTAAAGTGGTTCCAGACCATGCTGCTTGTGATGATGAACAGAAGCCGTGTGTTCCTGTGGATTGCCGCTCGTGGTATGGGTAAATCTTTCCTTATCGCAATCTTCGCTGTGGCCCGATGTATTCTGTACCCAGGCACGAAGGTCGTTATCACCTCTGGCACCAGAGGGCAGAGTATTAACGTCCTGGAGAAGATACAGACGGAACTGATGCCCGTATCCCCGAACTTATGCAACGAAATTGACATGGCCAAAACAAAATTCTCCGGGCAGGATGCGAAGGTCATGTTCAAAAATTCGAGTTATATCAAGGTGGTTACAGCTTCTGATAACGCCCGAAGCAACCGTGCGAACATCCTGATTGTGGACGAGTTCCGCATGGTGAAGAAAGACACCATTGACACGGTTTTGAAGAAGTTCCTGACCAGCCGCCGGATGCCTCCCTACAAGGATTTGACCGACGCAGAGCGGAAGGTTGAATATGCGAAGGAGCCAAACAAGTCGTGCTTCCTGTCCTCTGCATACTTCAAAGACCACTGGTCGTTCAACAAGATGCTCGACACGTTTAAGCTCATGTTGGACGACTCTAAGACAGATTTCGTTTGCGGGTTCCCATACCAGCTCTCTGTGCAAGAAGGACTGTTGTTCTCTGAGGACGTGGAGAGCGATATGCTGGAGTCCGATTTCAATGAAATCAAGTGGTCAATGGAGATGGAGGCCATGTGGTTCGGCGACGAGGACGGAGCCTTTTTTGATTTTGACTCCATTTCAAAGAACCGCCGAATCAAGTATGCGATGCTGCCGGACAAGCTGTCCGGTCTGCTTGGGAATAACCAGAAGGTGAAGATTCTCCAGAAGCAAAACGGAGAAAAACGCATTTTGTCCGCTGACGTTGCGCTGATGTCGAGCAGTAAGCACAACAACGACGCTACGGCTATCTTTATCAACCAGATGCTTCCGTCCAAAGGAGGACGCTATACAAACAACATTGTGTACAGCGATTCCTATGAAGGTCTGCACACAGAAGACCAAGCTCTGGTTATCCGACGGCTGTACGA